ACAGCTTACCGGCGCACTAGCGATTGGAACGGTCTAATCAAATGTCATTAGCTGAAAAAATAGCGGCAAAGAGAGCAGAAAAAGAACTTGGTTCTTTCGAAGTAGAAGAATGGGGCGAAGAAGATAAACCTTTAGTCCTGTTCTTCACTGATGTCGCTGCAAGGGATATGTCCAAGATACAAAAGAAGCATAAAGACTTTATTAATAATCCTACTATGGATGCAATGGTTGATATGATCATTCTCAAATCACTTAACAAAGAAGGTGAAAAGGCGTTCGATGTAGGTGATAAGTTTATTCTTATGGGTGAACCATTAACCGTTATTGCAAAGGTCTTTGGTGCTATATTTGAAACGGTATCGGTAGAGGAACAGGAAAAAAACTAAGGAGCGATCCATTCCGTTATAATTTGGTGGCGTTGGCTGAATTATTACACAAGACGATAGAAGAAATAGAAGATATAAGCGTTTCGGAATATTATGAATGGATCGCGTACTTTAATATAAAACAGGAGCAAGAAGAAGATGGCAGTTGAGAAGCTCACGTTTGAAATGAACGCTGTCGGCAATGCCGTTCCTGAAATGAAGAAAGTTCAAAGTCAGCTTGGCAATGTTAGCAAGTCGATGCGAAATGCAACGGTTGCCATTCACCAACAAAGGGCCGCAGGAAGCGTATTAGCCAGGTCAAATCGCAGCTTAGTCAATGGTCTAGGCATGGCATCACTACAGTTTCAGGATATTGCGGTTCAGGCTTCGATGGGTACAAATGCATTGCGTATTATGACAATGCAAGGTCCACAGTTGGCATCTATCTTTGGCCCTAAAGGTATGATCATCGGTGCTTTAGTTGCTGTTGGTGGTGCATTAATGATGCTTCGTAAAAACACAACTAAGCTGTCATTTGACTTCAAGGGTTTTGGTGCAGAAATGAAAACTGCATTCGCTCCATTCATTGACTTTATTCGTCCGGCTCTCGATTTGGTTAAGCGAGGGTTTGAATTGTTAAAGATAGGTGCGATGGCGGCTGTAAATGGCATTATAAACAGTCTGAACTTTTTTGTCACTTTTGTCTCTAATGTTCCGGCTATCGTTCGAGAGGCTTTTTCTAGGTCTGGTAAGACTATCAAATTATTTGGTCTTAATGTGGGCATGATGACAAATGACATCAGGTTTAGATTTATGGAAATGTTTGTCGGCATTACTAGCGGATTTACTGATTTTATAAATAATACCACTCAACAGATGAATAACGCATTTAACTTGAATTTGCCGACAGACATTGGATCGGGAATGATGGACGGCTTAACAAGCTCTATGACTAATGCAAATAATCAGTTTGAGAGTTTGCTAATTCAGTCCAGAAGGTTGCGTGGCGAACTTGAAGCACCTTTTGAAAGCATTACAAACCTGAAGAACGATTTGACCGATATTCCCAAAATAGATTTGTTTTCCTTCTTCTCAAGGGTTAGCAAAGAGGCTGAAGATGCAGCCGATAAGATGAAGGGTATCACAACGGTTGCAGATATGATTGGTAGTAAGTTTGAGACTGCATTCATGTCGGCTGTCAAAGGTACGACATCAATGAAAGACGCATTCCGTCAAATGGCGATTGATATAATTGGTGAACTATATCGGATATTCGTGGTGAAGCAGATAACCGGTTTTATCACTCGATCAATTACAGCGGCATTCCCAACTTTTGCCGGTATTCCGGCTAGAGCAAGCGGTGGGCCGGTTAATGCTAACAGCCCTTACATGGTTGGTGAACGTGGCCCAGAATTGTTTGTTCCGGCTCGATCAGGTTCAATTATGCCCAACAGTTCACTAAAGTCTGGTGGTAATGTTGTCGTGCAGCAAACCATTAACGTGACTACTGGCGTTCAACAGACTGTCAGAAACGAAATACAAACACTGCTTCCACAGATTGCCGAAGCTAGTAAGGCGGCTGTCTTGGATGCTCGAAGAAGGGGTGGCAGCTTTGCCAATGCATTCTAATGGCTATAACTTATCCTTTGGCATCACCAACACACGTTAAACCGGCAAACATAACTTTCAGGGCGGTTAATACAGTTGGCGTAAGTCAATCACCATTTACCTACCAACAGCAAGCGGTGGCGCATTCTGGACAGCGTTGGGAATGTGACGTCACGTTACCGGCAATGGCTAGAGCCGATGCAGAACAATGGGTGGCTTTCTTGGTAAGTTTGCGCGGTAGAGTTGGCACGTTTACACTTGGCGATCCTGTTAGTGCTACTCCAAGAGGTTCAGCCGGTGGAACTCCATTGGTCAACGGAGCTAGTCAGACAGGCGGCGTCTTAAACATAGATGGTTGCACTGCATCACAGACAGGATGGCTAAAAGCCGGTGATTATATTCAGCTAGGAACAGCCGGAAGTGCTACACTTCATAAAGTGCTAAAGGATGCTGACAGCAACGGATCAGGACAGGTTTCACTAGATTTATGGCCGTATATACGGACGGCTCCGGCCAATGATGCAACCGTTGTAGTCACTAACACTGTCGGACGTTTTAGATTGGCAAGCAACGAACAGAACTGGAATATAAACGAGGCGTCAATATATGGGCTGACGTTTGGCGGCGTTGAGGCGATCTAATGACTAGAACAATTATATCATCCATATTAAACAAATTTGATGATGCCGAAGTTTCTCCATTTTACGCAGTAGATTTATTATTCGATACCACTCCCATTTATATTTGGACAGGATTTGGAGATATTACTATTGATGGCAGTCAAACATATAGCGGTGTCGGAGAAGTGTTATCAATATCAGATGTTGAGGAAAGTCAGGATATAAGCGCCAAAGGAATTAACCTAACTCTTAGTGGTATTCCATCAAATTTATTAACTTATGCGTTAAATACTCCTTATCAGGGCAGACTTTGTAATGTTAAATTTGGCTTTATAGATTGGTCAAGTCCTACGGCACAAAACGCAATGTTAGTTTTTACTGGTTATATGGATACGATGGTAATCGATGAAGGGCCAGAAACCTCAACTATAATAACATCTGTTGAGAGTAGATTAATAGACTTAGAAAGACCGAGAAATCGTAGATATACAACTGAAAATCAGAAGCAAAGGCACTCAGGGGATTTAGCATTTGATTTTGTTGAGAGCCTTCAGAATCAAAGATTGCAATGGGGTGGCGGTGGCTGATGCGTGTTCCAAATTGGGATATTAAGTTAGCTGATTATGTAAATAGCTTACAAGATTATCCCTTTGTTTGGGGTGAGCATGACTGTTTAACATTTGTTAATAAATGCGTTGAAATTATGCGAGGTCAGAGTTTTGCAGATGATTGGCTTGGTGATTATACAAGTGGACGAACTGCATTTAGAACATATAGAAAGCTATTATATACGCAGGAATATGATACAATAATTGAAATGCTAGATGATAGATTAGATAGATTTAAAGGTAGATTCCCACCAAGAGGCTCAGTTGTTGGTCGTCCTTGCGATCAGGCTATTGGTATTTTGCCTGTTTCTTTGGGTATTATTGTGAGTGATCTTGCGGCTTTCTTAGGCGAGGGTGGCATGGTAATGGCAAATCTGGACGAGAATGATTTGTTTTGGAGTGTTGAATAATGCCACAGTTTTTTATTCCACTTATAGTTGGAGCAGGGGCAGCGGTTGGCGTGGCTGTTTCTGTAGGTGTGGCAACTGCAATATATTATGTTGGGGCTACTATTGTAACTTCATATGCAATAAATGCTCTAAGTAAAAAGGCTCTTTCGAAAGCTAGATCAGCAGCCGCATCCGTACAAGCTGCTCAAAAGGGATACGGAACAAACGTAAATGCTGTCGCTCCTGCTTCAGATCATGCAATAATTTATGGTCAGCAGCGTGTCGGTGGTGTTGTTTTTTATCGTTCTATCACAGACGATCAAAAGTATTTACACACTTTAATCGCGTTGGCAGGGCATGAATGTGAAGAGATTGGCACAGTATACGCTGATAATGTTGCTCTTACTATAAACGGAAGTAATTTCGTCACTAATGACGTTTTTCAGATTAAAGATGCTGATGGCGCTGTTGTTAATTCAGCAATACGAATAAAGAAACATTTAGGATCAAGCAGTCAAGGAGCTGACGCTGATTTGGTTTCAGAGGACACTGCATGGACAACTTCGCATCAAGCAAAAGGTGTCGCATATATTTATATCAGGGCAGAATTTGATACTAGTATTTTCCCTCAAGGGTTGCCGACATTCAGCGCGATTGTAAAAGGTAAGAAAGTATTTGACCCAAGATCATCAGCAACAGCATGGTCGGCAAATGCGGCTTTATGTTTACGCGATTATCTTATTTCTGATTATGGTCTTGGTGCAGAAACAAGTGAAATAAATGATACTGTGTTTTCTACAGCAGCAAATACTTGTGATGAAAATATAACTTTATCAGCAGGAGGCACAGAAAAACGATATACAGTTGATGGCTCGTTTGTGACAGCTTTACCGCCTGATGATGTTATAACTGATCTCGTTGCATCGATGGCAGGAACAATATTCTATAGTCAGGGTCAATGGGGTGTCAAAGCAGGAGAATTTACCTCATCAGTTTTGACGCTCGATGAGGACGATTTACGAAGCAATCTACAAGTAAACACTAGGAACAGTCGCAGAGATAATTTTAACGCAGTTTCGGGAATGTTTGCAGGGCCTGCAACAGATTATCAGCCGACAGACTTTCCACAAATCACATCAAGCACGTTTGAAACTGTTGATGGCGGTGAGAGAGTCGTGCAGGATATTCCTTTACCGTTTACCTCTACCGCATCTATGGCGCAAAGAATAGCAAAGGTTGCTCTATACAAACAACGTGAACAGCTAACATTATCTGGCACGTTTGGTCTGAGATCGTTACAACTGCAAATCGGTGATGTTGTTAGCCTCACAAATACAAGGCTTGGATTCAGTAGCAAAACATTCGAGGTTGCTGATTGGAGCTTTGGATTTGGTCAAGATAAGGCGTTAGAGGTTACTATGACTTTGCGTGAGATAAGTTCAGCCGTTTACGATTGGAACGCAGAAGAAACTGCCTTTGATCTCAATGCAACAACTTTACCAAGTGCAACTCAAGTTCCTACTGTCGGTCTTGGAGTCGATTTTGATCTTCGTGTAGTAAATCAAGCAGCGGTTGGTGTTCTTATTATAGACGTAACTGCAAACGAGCCTTTCGCTGTAGAGTTTGAAGCTCAATATAAACGAACCAGTGACGCTAATTTTATTTCTGTAGGTAAACAAAGAAATGGATTGTTCGAAGTTACTGGATTGGGCGATGATACTTACGATGTCAGGGCAAGAGCATTTAATGCTTTTGGTGCAGCAGGGCCGTTTACCTCAACAGCAGGAAAGCAATTAACAGCATTTGCAAGTCCACCAGATAATGTAACAAACTTTACTGGTAACGTAACAGGTAGCGCATTGAATTTATCTTGGACACCAGTAGCAAATGCTGATTTATCGCACTATAAAGTAAGATTCTCATCGGAGACATCTGGCGCAAGTTATCAAAATGCAGTTAGCATAGTTGATAAGATTGCTCGTCCTGCTAATACGGCTGTTGTTCCTGCGAAAACAGGCACTTACTTTCTTAAAGCAGTAGATAAAATAGGAGGTGTTTCGGCAGCGGCTGCAAGTTTTGTTGTGCTAGTCGATCCAAATAATGTTGAGAACTTTAATGCTATTCAAACAATACAAGAAGATCCTGTTTTTGCAGGGGCTAGAAGCAATGTCGTAGTCTTAGAGGATGGTGAGGGCGATTATCTGGCGTTGGATACCGTACAGCAATTTGACGCTCAATCAGGCGACTTTGATGATGCTTTAGGTTTATTTGATGGATTTTCTGGAACGGTTGCATCTGGTACATATGATTTTAATACAACGGTTGATTTTGGTGAAGTATATACGAGCCGAATATACCC